ACGCTCGATGTGGAACATTAGACCCTTGAACTTTTCAACACTCCAGCGACCGTTGGCATCAACATCAAGGTCGAAAGTACCAGCAGTTGCAGTACCGGTTTGAGCACCGACAACAGCATTGCTATAGATAGTACGAACAACTTCACGGTTGATTTCAACTAGGATCTCAGAAGATAGGATATTTGCAAGCTCAGTTTCAGCGTCTAGGCCATGAACTGCTTTTAGATCCTGTGCTAGTTCAGTCGTGTATTCTGCTTTTAGCGCGCGCGTTTTTGCTTCTACAGCAACTTTTTCAATTGAGAATGCCATTTCAGCAAACTCTGTACCACCGGTAGCACCAAGTGCTTCAGCAGCAGAAGTTGTAAGACCAGTACCAGTTGTTACCGGTGTGGCACTTGAAGCTGGGAATAGGTCATCATTTTGTGAACCAGTACCAGCAAAGCCAGTATCTGCTTCGTTGTATAATGCTTCGGAAGAAGTGTTACCGGACATTGCATTGTACTTAGAGCGCATTGCGAAGATAAGACCGGTTGGGCCAGTCATTGGCTGAACACCAGCAATGTCATAAGCAATTAGGTTTGGCATAGAACGACGAACCAAACTGATTAGTACGGGGTCGTATGCAGCAACAGCGGCGTTACCACCAGTTGCTTGACCTAGACCGCCACCGAAGTTAGTTGGTGTTTCCATTAGAAGTGAGGACATAGAAACAGCAGTTGAGTCTTCTCTCATTGCACGTTCTGTGTTCTCTAGAATGGTTGCAGTAATGGAACGCTTTTGAGCGTCCTGAATAGGTGCAAAAGATGAATGCTCAAGGATTGGGCCCCATTTTACAACTAGTTCGCGATTTGATAGAGTCATTTGTCTCTCCTTATTGGTTGTTATAAGTTTATTTATAATTTATTGTTTTTCACTAATTATTGTTTTGCTTTTGCATCAAGTGCTGCAACAAGAGCATTTACAGAATCATATGCTGATGAAACACGTGCCTTTGTTTCTTCTACGATAAGATCATCTGAAGTTTCATCTTCTACTGATTCAGTGATAACTGATTTAGCCTTGAAGAATGATTCCTTTAGTGTACCTAGATCAGATGCATATTCATCAAGATCGGACACGTCAAGCTTTTCCGCAAGAACACGAAGACGTTCTGCTTGTGAAGTTGTAAGGCCTTCAGCTAGTTCATTGAATACTCGGCCTGCTTCAAGCGACTTTAGTGCTTCAGCAAGTTGAATATTTTCGTTGATAGCCTGATTAGCTTCTGCTTTCATTGCCGCTAGTTCTTCTTCTAGGCCTGCAACAATATCAATTGTTTCATCGTCGATAGCAACGTTGTGCTCATAGAATAGTTCTTTCAAGCTTTCCATGAATGACTCTGCCATTTCAACCTTGATACCAGATTCGATGGCAACTGAATTTTCTTCCATCCACTCGGAAACAACATAGTCTAGATATGAGTCTAGGTTTTCTACGATTTCTTCCATAGCTTCGTTAACTGATTCGGTAAGTTTAACTTCAAACTCTTCTTCTAGGCTTTCAGCAATTTCTGCAACCTTAGCAGTTGTTGCTTCGTTAACAGCAGCTTCAAAGATGGTTTCAAATTTACCAAGTACTTCTTCTGAAATATCAACGCCTTCAAAGATTGATGCGAATGCTTCAGTAATGTCTACTTCTTCTACTTCAATCTCTTCGGCTACAGCAGTTTGGCCTGGAGTTGTTGCGGGATCCACCTTATCAGCAACTGGATCTACTTGCTTATTAGCATCAGCAAGTTTCTTTTTGATTTCACCACCGGCTGGTGTTACTGGTCCAGGTACTTCTGCACCCTTTACAACATCACCACCACTGTGATCTGCTTTTAATTCGTTTAGGTCTTTATCTGACATATTAATCTCCTTTTAATTGGATGTATTTCATAATCTTATTTATAAAACTTTAATTCTTAAGTTTTTGCATGAAGTTTTCAAAGATTTTAGCAGCTTTTTGCTCATCAAAAACATATTTAGTTACTTTTGTTGCTGGGCGAACATATTCTTGCTTCAGTTCAGCAACGGTTTCTTCAATAAACTCTTGAAGTTCTTGCGCTCTCCAAGTACCGGAAGCAATGTCATAGAAATAACTAGTATTTTCCATGATGCCATTTACAAAGCAATCTGGGCCGCTTGGGTCAGTAACGATGTCCACAGTTGCTAAATGAAAGTCGTCCTGGACTTCCATGATTCCTTCTTTAGTCTGCTTAACGGAACCAAGACCGCGAGTAGAAACACCAATGCGAACACCTTCGTCAATGAATGTTTTTACAATTTCACCCATTGGAGTAGAAAGAATTTTTGCTTTACCAACAAAGTTATTACCATCACGCTTCATTTCAGTAATAAGGTGCGACACACGATCAGCATTAATCTGTGGGCCTGCTGGGTGATTTAATTCTCCAAGAGCACGTTTTGTTTTGATAAACTGCTCATTGTAACGGTTCATTTCTTTTTCGAGAACAGCAGATGGATAGATTCTTCCATTACGATTCTTCAGATCGCCCTGCATCATATTGCCCTGAATATAATACTGTTTCTTGCCGTTTTCATTTGCTTCAGTAAGAACTTCGCAATCTTCATCAAAAGTCTCTGTGATCAGTAATGCCATTTGGTTTTCTCCAATTGTTTCTTTTATTTATAATTTATTATCATTGACATTAGATCTTGCCGTCATAGTAGTTTTTAGATAATTCACCGCGTTCAATAGTCTCACCGGTTTTACGAACTTTTATATAAGTTTCCTGAGTGTTTCCATCGGTTGGTGTATATGATCTAATACCGGCAGTGGTAGTTCCATTTGCATCAAGATATGTATCAGCAGCTGTCGCTGCATTATCATATTCCCAAATATTATTTGAACCAGGAACTACCACGAATGCCATATTTACATTGCCTCTCTTGCAAAACCTAGGATTTCCTCAAACCCTGCTTTATCGGTCATTGCTACTTTCATCATTTTCTTGCGATTGCCTGGATTAAGATCCGCAAACATCTGATTCATAAGGTCAGCGTCTTGTTTTTTTAGAAGAACAGATGAACCATCATTTAGTTTAACGGATCCAGTTTTAAAGTTTTCGGTTAAATCTTCTGTAATCTCATCAGCAACATCTTTCTTGATGGTTACAGGAAACTTTTTCTTGCCTAGTTCAAAACTCTTTTTGTTATCTTTTTTAGCATATGCAGCCTTTGCAACAAATGCACTTTCCTTTAGGTCATGTTCACCCTTTTTGATTCTACCTACAATCCGCGAACTGCCGTCAAAAACAACAAAGTCACCATTGTTTGCGATAGAAGAAGTGTATTGGTGATCCTTTGGTAAACGAGATTTGGCCAGCGCCTTTAGCATATGTTTGTGATAGATGTCTGTTTTTGCTTCGTCAAGCTCAAATTCTTCTTTTCTCATCTTTCTAGCAGCTAAATCAATACCAGCAGATCTTTTTTTGATATTTCTTTCTGCCTTAGATGCTTGTTTATTTGTTGCCATTTGGCTTCCGATAATTTCATCATTCTGCCTGCGATTGATTTTAGCAGAACCTCTGTAAGACATTAATGTGTCTTTAGATAGTTCGTCAAGCTCTACTGCCTCTTTCGTAAGCTTGTTTACTGCGCGTTCTATGCCTTGTCCGCGCTTTCTCATTCTGCGAACTTCAGCCGCTGAATCTTTGGCTGTGCCGTATCGGGATGCATCAGAATAGTCACTAACTGCAACCTTAGAATCATGAGCAGCACCCTTTATATATGAACCAAGTGTTTTCTTTGAGATTTCAGTAAGTTCCATATTTTCATTCACAGTACCACCTGCGCGTTTAATTAGCATCTGAATGACTTCTGCTTTCATGCCAGTTTTCTTTTCTAGCTCTTTCATGTTTCTTGGTCCAAAAGTGGTGCCATATGATTCTAGATGATCGCCCAATTTAGCCATAGCGTTTGAAATAGTATCGTTCTTTTCTTTAGGAGCGAGTTGCTGTAGCTTTCTTCCGATAGCAGACATTTGATTGCTTTCATCAAGTTCTACTGATTCATTCTTGAGAATATTCCAAAGCTTGCGCGGAATAACTTGAACACCTTTAGC